GCCGCGGTTGTTGTGCAGCACCGCAAGCGCCCACAGCGGCTCAGCGCGGCAGGGGCGGAACTGGTAAGCCTTGAGGTAGGCGGCACTCACTTGGTCAGCCGGGTCCTCACGCAGATCCATCAGGCACGCACGCTGATAGAGCGCAGTGAACAGCTCCTGCTCGAAGCTTCCGCCAAGTTCAATGCGTCGGTCGTAGGCCGCGATTGCATCGTCGATGCGTCCTGCGTTGGCCAGTGACTGCGCCAGGTAGAACCAGGCGCGCGTGTCGTCTGGGTTGCGCTCGACCTCGGCTTTCAGCACATCGGCATCGCGCGTGTACTTCTCGGTCTTGCCGAGTTGGTTGCGCGCGCTGTCGTGGTGACTCGCGATCTCGATGCCCGGCAGAAACTGCGCAAAGATCGACTCGTCGCCGCAGTGCAGCTCTTCATGCAGGACGCCGCGGTATTGCCACGGCACATCAGCACGGAACAGGCGCTTACTCAGCCACACGCCTTCAGCGTGAGGCATGCGGCACTTGATCGCGTAGATCTCGCGGCCCAATGCCTCAAGTGCGCCAGGCTCAACCGATAGGGTCTCATCGGCGTCGATGATGAGCACGTATTCCGCGCCGAGTGACCGAGCCAACTCGATCGACTCGTTGCGGTTGTGGGCGAAGTTGACCCACGGTCTGACGCGCAGTTCACCGCGAACGTCGCCTAGCTCGTGCTCGATGATCGACACCGTGTCATCGGTCGAGCCGGTGTCACAGATAGCCCAGCAATCGATGTAGGGCTTGACGCTTTGCAGCGCCCTGGCGATGACGTGCGCCTCGTTTTTCACGATCATAGCGATCGCGATCTTGGGCAACGTCATCGCTTCTGGGGTGACTGCTTCTGCGCGGGCTGGCTAGTCTTGCCAACCAAGCCTGGATCAACTAGAACGGGATGCGCCGCAGCCTTGCGCGCCTCGATAGCGGCAGCCTCGCGCGCCTGAGCTTCAGTCGCTTCTTCCGCTCGAATCACAGCCTCAGCGTCCTTGGTGAGCGCTTCGAGTGCAAGCTTGACGGCGTCCGTTCCAAGCGTTTGCGCGAGCCTGGTTTTCATGTCGACCGAAGCGCGAGCGGCCTTGATTGACTGCTTCATCACCTCGCGACTCTCCTGGAGCAGCGCGGGATTCTCGTCCTTGAGCTTATTCCAGAGGTTTCGCAGGCTCGCCTCATGCAGCTGGTCGGCGTTGAAGCCGCTGCCCGTAGGCGGCACGTCGTAGAACATTCCTCCCGCACTCATGCTCAGCTCTCGTCTACGGCGACGTAGATGCCAACGCCGACCGAAGCCGCGCAGTTCGCCTCAGCGGTGACGCCGCCGAGATTGAACTCAAGCGACGCGCCATCGACGGTGATGGTCGGGCTCGCGTACACGGCAGCGCCGGCCGCAGTCTGCCCAGGCTGGCCAGGCATCGCGCCGCGCAGGGTGACGGTCTTGCCATTCTTCGTGAAGTTACCAATCACGGTGGGGAGGGTGAGGATCGCCGCGTCATCACCCGACGCGGTATAAGCGCCGAACGAAGCGGTCACGTGATAGACCTTGCGGCTGCCGAGCCCGCCGAACGAGGCGGAAACGAGTTGCACGCCGGTAACCGTGCCTTCAATGGTCGTCATGAATAGTGCTCCAGTAGGTTCAACCGACGCGCTTCAGCGCTCGGACATTGGAAGGTTTCTCGCGAGCTGCCTTGATAAGGCGTTCGAGCTCGGCAAGTTCGCGCTCAAGGGCGCGTTTGTTCTTGAGTTCGGCGCGGATCTGCTTGACCCGAGCGCGTGCAGCATTGAGGACGCTGCGAGGGGAGGCGATGGGCACCGTCGGCGTTGGCGCCACGACGGTAGCCGGCTGCTTCGGCGGCAGCGGCTGCACCAGTTGCGTGCGCGCCGGCTCAGGTGTCGCCCTTTCGCTCAGCGTCACGACCAGCGCGGCAACGTGGTCTGGCACCGGCTTCTGCGGGTCGATGTACGGAGTCCCGATCGGCACCGCGCCGAGAAAGGACATCTCGTAGCCCTCACCAACGGGGCGAAGCTGGACCGGTTTTTGGTCGGTCACTTGTCCTCGCGCCAGCCGGTGATGCGGATCGTGATTGCAGCTCCGGCCGACGTGGAGGCGCCCGCCACCGCGACGCATCGCAGCCACTGGCCGGGGTGGCCACCTACGAAAGAACCCGCTGCGAGAGCTGGGGTTCCTGGCGACGAATCAGTCCCGACCCCAACCGCAATCAGCTGACGGTCGTAGCCACTTACCGCGCTGTACCGAACAGCGGCAGCACCAGCCGTGAGCTGCGTGAAGTGAAGCCAATCTGCCCACACATCGGCTGTGACCTGGCGCTGAAGGTAGACGTCGAGAACTCCGCCCGTTGCACCTACCAGACTCGCGTCGATCGTGAACCAATCGAACGGCAACAGCGAGCCCTGACGCTCGCCAACGATAGCCGTGCTAGCCGATGACGGGCTCGTGCCCGTGATGGTGAAAACTTGCTTAGACGCCATCGGTTTCAATCCGCCCGGCCGTGCCGCACAAGGCGCAGAGTTTCATCTGGTTAGCTTTGCGATCTCGGAAAAGAATTCGGTCGGGTCGTCTTGCAGCCTCGCCAGCACCCGCACCTCTGCATCAGTGAGCGAGCCCGCTGCTTTCGCGCGACGGTAGAACTCGAGTGCAGCGGCGACGTCGTTGCGGCGGAGGGACCACACTGAGGTCATGTCGATTTCTTTTGACGCGCTCCGGGTCGCGCGCTAGTCTGGGTGCATGACGAATCGAGAACTGATTGAGTCACGCCGCCAAGCGCAACTGAGTCGCCGACTGCGCCTCGAATACAACCTGGACAAGCCGTTGCACGTCGCCGCGGCGATGCGCCTAGCCCTGTCCGAGGGCGCATCGCCGGAGACGCTGGAGGCTCTCCGCTTCCGGATGCGGCGATCTCGTCAGCTGCCCGCGCTTCAGGTTGAGGCCGCTCGCCTAGTGGGGAAGCGATGAACCAGGTGGGCTGTTTCGGCCAGTGCAAGCTGTGCCGCGTCCACTTTGAGGCCTCGGCCCCCATAGACTGGGTCGGCCAAAAATGCTCGGAGTGTGGCGGAGATGTAGCGCTAGAGATCCGGACCGAAGCGAAGATCCCAGCCACCCACATTGACCGCATCCTGTTCGCCATCACTGGCGATAGCTGCTACCGAATGCACACGAAGGCTGACCGCGCATTCGTCTACAGGCGGCTGATGCGTGTCGCGAAGGAGCAGGAGAAGTCTGGTAGGATCACCGCCGATGAGGCTACTCTGGTGCACTCCAAGACCGAGGAGTACTGGGGCGAGGACGGCATTCGCGCTCGCGAGTACGCGGCGTTAACGCCTGCTCAGCGTCGGGCGAGGGCGGCGTGAGTTCCGGGCCGTCAGGGCCGCGTCCTAAGTCGCCACGGCTAGAGATTCACGACCCGGAGATCCCGTTGTGGCGGGAGCTTGCCGAGGCGCGCGGAATCAGCCTGGCCGCTTGGGTGCGCGAGGCTTGCCGGGCTCAGGCCGCACGCGAGGCCGAGAAACCAGCTTCCCGTCGGCATCGAAGATCAGCCCCTCGGTAGAGTTGGCGCCGTCGGTGAACCGCTCATCAGCCACGGAGCTATCGCCAGCTCCAGACTTGCTGGGCTTCGCTACCTTGAAAACGACCTTGTCCCTGAGACGCTCGGTCATGGGATCTCTTCTAGCTCAACCTCGATCAGGTTGCCGATCTTATCCTCTGACGCTCGCTTGGACAGGACCCGGAACTGTGTATTGTGCCGCATCAGAAGCTCCTCCTCTCCGCGGTTGGAGCTGATCCCGTCTATCGGTACGGCGGTTTTCTGACGAATCTTGAGCACCACGCGAATGTCGCTGGTATCCTCGAGTTCGACGTTGGGTGGCGGCAGCGCATATCGGCGCGCGCGCTCCTCGTCGATCGTGGTGCTCAGAAAGCCGGCGATCTTTGGCTCTGACCCCGGAGTCAGCGCAACCAGCTCCGCATCTGACATCATCACCCCGCGATAGACCTCGCCTGGTGCCGATAGGCCTTCCTTGTGGGCCTTCTCTAGAGCGCGCTGGATAGCGTTTGCAGTATTCGTGGACTTGCCACTGCGCAGGTCGCCGTTGATCCGCTTATAGTGCTCACCGGTGTAGAGTTCGAAGGCGATGCGCTCAGGCTTGCCATCAAGAAACTCAGCGAACCGCTCAGCGCGGTCATCGAACACTCTTCGATCAACCCTGGCCGCAGCAGCAACAGTCTGCTTGTCCGGAACGTGAGGCTTTGGCTCTAGGCCGAACTCTTGCCGGAATGCCCGGTACCCAGCATCAGAGCGGTCAAGTCGCAGCGAGAGATGGGTGCCGCCGTAGTCTTTCGAGAGCAGGAACTCTTTGCCAACCTTGCGATCGTCAACTTGTAGTGTCGCAAGATCGCGCATCGACTTCGCTCTGCCAGCAATAGCCTCGCCACCCTTGACGCCGCTGCGTTCTAGCCAGAGCCCCATGCGGGACTTGGTGCGCGCCAGCTCCTCGGCGGATGCCTCGAACCCGATCTTCGGCCAGTAGTAGCGACCAACCTCGGCGCTATCCAGCGTTACTCGGCCTATGCCGAGCCGCTCGTAGGCAGAAACCTGCTCTTTGACGATCGAGGACCCAAGCTTCTGCCCCTGCGCCTTAGCCGACAGGTAGAGAGAATCGTGTTTGACGACGATCTCGCCGTCTAGGGTCTTGAAGAACGTGCGAGAAATCGTGACGCCGTTGCCGCCGCCGCGGAACGTGATGCCGAGCGGATTGATCGAGATCTCGCCCTTGAACTTGCCGAACCTGTTTAGCGAGTCGGCGCCCAGCATCGCGCGAATGTCGGCCGCTTGCGGGGTGTTGTCAGTGCCGAAGAAGAGTCGCAGATCCTCGGACACCTTGCCGATGACCTTGATGCCGCTAACCTTGAGCGCATCCTTGATCTGCTTGTCACTAAGCTTGTCGGCAGCAGCAGCGGTCTTCTTGTCGGCAGCGGCTTTCGCCCTGGCGGCTTTTGCCTCTGCAGCGGCTTGCGCTTTGGCCGCTTTTTCTTCGGCCGCTAGACGCGCCTTCTCGGTCTTCGCCTTAGCGTCGACAGTCGGCTTCTTCGCGACCTTCTTCGGCTTCGGCGGCCCCGTCGCCTTCTTCTTTGTGATCTTGACCGGCTTCGGCTTTGCGGTCTCGATCGCCTTGAGCGGCGAGACCTTGCCCTGGTGCTCCGGCATCCACCACGGCGTCCCCGTCAGATCGCGGAGCACCGATGCAGACTGCTTCGGTCTGAGCTTCAGCGCCTTGACGAACTCGTCGACGTGCTGGTGCGGCGTCTCCGCCCACTTCGCCTTGCTCTTCAGCGAGACGATCGCGTCGTCGATCTTCTTCGCCAGCGCCTCAGGCTTTGCCTTGCTGTAGCGACTGAGGACGGCGCCAATGCCGTCGATCTCTTCGAGGTATATGTTGCCAACGTCGCGACCGACCAACTGCTTGGTGATGCGACGTGCGGCGAGCTCGGTGGCAGCCTCTTCAAGTGCTGCGCCAGGCCCACTATAGGCGGCGCTCGACATTGCCGATGCGCCGTGCAGCTCCTCATGCAAAAGCACCGACAGGCGCTCAGCAGAGTCGCCGGGGTCAACGCCTAGCTGGAGCTTTCGAAGCGCGCCACGGGAGTGTTTGACGACGTCATCGCTCAGCGTCAGCGAGCCGTCCCAGTTGTGGAACGCCTGCAGGCCGGCCATGTCGCCGGTGTCGCCGATCTTGATGACGTTGGCAGCGCCCCGCTTCAGATCCTGCGTCTTGTAGCCGAAGCGACCGAGCATTGCCCGGAGTTCTTCGCGAGCAGCCGCTCCGCCGTCCTTGGAGATATTGCCTAGCGCGACGTCGAGCCGCTTGGCCCAGGCCTTCGTCTCGGCGTCGACTGAGATCTTGCCGCCGCCGACGTTGGCGACGGCCGGCAGCTTCGGCTTGACCGCTGCCGGGACGGCGACCTGAACCCTGGTCGTCTCGCGTGGCTCAATGAGGGTGCCGCGGTCGTCCTGGCTCGAACTGAGCAGGGACCATGAGCATAAACATCCCGGATGTACGGAACCCGGCTCGCCCTGCGGGAACGGCTCACGGGCGCCTACGATGGTGCCATCAGCAGCGCCGCAGATGGGACAGGTGCGCTTATCTAGCCGCGCATCCCAAACCCTGAGCAGACCGAGCGAACTCGACGCTCGCAGGTACTTGGCGCGGCCTGAGCTGAATGCCTCGCTGGACTCGGTAACGGCAGTGCGCTTGAGGCTACCGATGGTGTCGGCGTTGGCCGCCTTCGCGACCTTGGCAGCAGAATCGACCTTCTCCGCGGCCTCGTTGGCTTTCTTCAGCCACTGCTTGGCGTAGCTGTCGGAGTAGAGGCTTGAGCGGTTGATGTCCCGGACCACCTCGGTCGGGAGCCAGCTGGCGTCGGCGAGGATCGAGCGGCCGAGCGACGAGGCTTCGGAGCGGAGCCGAGCGACGCCGGACGCCCTGGAGAGGGCCCGGACTTCGTTGATGCCCTGCTTGGTCGACGTCGCTATCCGACCAGCGATCGAGTCAAGGGAGCCGCCAGCCTTGAGACCAGCCTGCACCGCAGCATCACGCCGCTGTAAGAGCAAAGGAAGAGCGGCGGAAGAGACCTCAATTAGCGCCCGACGGTTTCTTTCGGCCTCGCGCTCCTGCTCCGGCGACAGCGTCGTCTTCTCGGCCATCGTCGTGGTCAGCGGTCGCGTTGGCGACCATCTTTGCGCTTCTCGCGTGCAGGCTCTGTTGCTCGCGCTCGGCAGCTTGTGCCGCGCGTTCGTCGGCTTCGGCTTGTCGCTCTAACCGCTCGTTCTCCAGGTCTTCAATGAACGCCGTGACGTTCTCGATGCCGAAGATCGGCGCCAGCTTCTGGATCGCCACCTTGACGGTCAGGAGCGGCACTCCGGCTTCGAGAGCCTTGAGCACCATCTCGACGATGACCTTCTGCTCGGCGGGATCGGGTGCGAAGTAGCTGCCCCAGCGAACTTGCAGGGTCGGGATCTGCCACTCACCGCCTTCGCGGAACTTGGCAAGGATCGGCTTGACCTTCTGGGCGCCGGGCACGCGCAGCTTCTGACCGCGGCTCATGATCGCGTCGGCGATCCGGAGCTGCATCGAGATGCTGGGCTCGAAGTAGCGGTCGGTCAGATCGTCGCGGATCTGGTCGCACCGATCGAGCTGCTTTTGCTTGATCGCTTCGAGCGCCTTGCCACTGGTTGTCGCGGCAAACTTGATCGACTCTGGATCGAGAAAGACGACCGACAGCGCCTCTTGCAGCTTGATGCGCAGGTCGCGGCAGTTGTCCTCCTGGCTTTTCAGCGCGTCGCCAGGGTAGGTGAGCTGCTGGACCTTGGTCTCGGGATCCGGATAGCGCCAGGGGTAACCTGGGCCCTTCTTGCGAGCCTTCTGGCCGGCACCGTAGCCGTAGCCACCGGTGACCTTGCCGGTCTGCGCGGTGGGTACTCCCTTGGGTCCAAGAATGCCGCCGTGCTCGGTCGAGATGATGACCGGCGGGCGGCCCAACTCGGTCGGGTTGTGATCGCCGTCAACACCGATCTCGACGATCTGCGGCTCACTCAGCAGAGCGCCGCGGTGCCACTGGCTGCGAGCGATGTCGTGCTGGTGGATCTCGTCGGTGATCGTCGCGTGGATCGGTTGGCCGTCGATCTCGTTGACCGGCGCGCACCCGCGCATGAACGGGTACCAGACAACCGGGCAGAAGCCGAGATTGTGCTCGACTGTCCGCTCCTTGTTCTCACGCCAGCTCGGCTCGATGCCGTTCTCGTTGGCGGCGGCGGGCAGGTACTCGACGTCACGCTTCTGATCGATGACGCGGCGGTAGAGCTTCGCGCGAACGGCCCACTTGCCGTTCTGCTGCCGGTACTGCTCGATGTACGGATACCGGACCTCAAGCTCGACGACTTCGCCTTCAACGCCCAGCTTCGGCTCGCACCACTTTGCGGGCAGGACGTCAGTGAATGGCTTGCCGTTGCGAACACCATGGATCTCGCAAGCGCTGCCGCTCTGTTGGCTGCCCATGAGGACTTCACGGCTAGCAGCGCGGTACTTGCAGATCTTGTGGTATTCGCGGATGAAGCGGTCGACGGCGGCCGACTCTTCGGGATCGAGCCCGTTGTCCTCGTCGCTTTCGTCCTCGCCTAGCTTGGTCGAGAACTCGGGAAAGCGTTGGTTGCCGAGCAGCAGATCGACGTAGCTGCCGGCCGCGATGTGAACTACCGGGTAGACCACACACGGCTGGCGCTCCCAGAGCGGAACCGAGTCGTCCCACCAGCTGACCTTGCCCTCGTACTGCGTGCCCTTCGCCCACTTCTCGAACGCATCCAGCCGCAGGTAACGCGGCGAGCAGTTCTCGCGAAAGGCGCGGTTCGCTTGGTCTTGGTTCTCGAACATTCCAGGCATGGCCAGCACCGCTGGCTAGCGGCCGGATGTTTCAGTGCGGTAGTTGGGGGCGCGACCGAAGCGGCCGGTCACCATGTACCTGAGCGAGTCACAAGCGTGGTTCCACTTGTCCTCGGGCGTCTCGTCGAACGAGCCGTCGGGAAGCTTCTTGCGCCTGTACTTGCCGAGCTCAGCGATCAGGTTCTTGCACTTCGGCGAGATGTAGAGGCGCGACCAGCGTTCACCACTCTCGTGAGTGCGGACGAACATCAGCTCGGCGACACGAGCAATGCCACCCAAGATGTTGTTGTCGGTCTCGCCAACTTTGACGCCGTTCTTCCTCAGATCGTTGATTCGATCTGGGCGGCTAGGGTCTGGCCAGAACTTGGCGAAGTCCCAGGCTTTTGCGCGTTCATCCCAGACGCCATTCGGGCACTCGCTCTCGTACCACTCGTCGAGTACGTAAAGTGTAGCGTCTTCGCCGTGGCCTTGGATGCCACCGAGAAGAATCACGCCAGCGTCAACCCAGCCGTGATCCATGCCCGCGTGAAATTCGCGGAATGACTCGACCGACGGTGGTTCGCGAACGTGGAACTGCTCGTCGAATGGGTAGACGAGGCCTTCGCCAGAGTCGAAGTTACATTCGTATTCGCGCTCGAACGACGCCAACGGCATCGTCACTCTAGCTAGCTCGACGGTGCGTTGGTCGACGTTACCAGGCGCGTCACGATACGTCGCGTGCACCGAGTAGAACGTCGATAGTGCGTCGACTTCAGCCTGACTCAGGCCCTCGGTCTCGCCAGCTCGAACGCGGCCACCCTTGCGACCGGCTTGGTAGAGTCGCCAGAGGAGACCGTGACGGCCACGCTTGGGTGTTCCGCTCGCAATCTTGATCTTCAGCGACCAAGGCTCAGTGAACCA